CTCTAAGTAGATATCTTGAGAGGACAACATATCTTTCAACCATTCTGATTGTGCGCCTGTAATCCAATTGCTTGTCAGCTTTGTAATACGTTTCTCTTTTACCCAATAATCAAGATTCTGTCTGTCACGTTTTGAGTATCTAACAACACCGGGTACAGTTACCACTTCTGGCACTTGTTTCATCTGTTGCCTCTGCACCTCATATCTGTCTTTACTTGACAACTCAAAATCAAAATAATCATAACCACCTAACCGATTCAACCAATGTACTCTGATAGGCTCATTGCAAGTATCAACAATGTTGTATGTAAAGATTTCAGTTGTGCCTGTTGACAATGTTGCCTCAACTGTGTATGATGTGATTGATGATGTGATTGGGGGCAACAAAGGTGCGCCAACATAGTTAGCAGGTGCAATGTCATTTATGCTATCAACTCCACTTGCAAATATATAATAGTTAGTAGCAAGTAATGCAGTTGTCACTTGATACGTCTGGAATAGCACACCACTCATGTATGTCTTGATTGTTAGGTCTGTTAATGTAGTTCCCACATCAAGCATCAAATGCAATGCACCACCACCTGCAAGAATTGTATTTTGTACTCTTGGCGCATCTGTTAAAAACTTTGAATCAAGATAAGTTGATGGATTGAAATCAACAAAATCTGTATAAGATAATGCACCATTAAATACATAGCTTGTTGCATTGGCAAGATTGGGATCTTGAAATAACACACCTGCAACCTCATACTCCTCACCAATCTGTATCTCATATTCTGTAAATGATTCATTGCCATCAATGATGCCTTGAGTAAATGTTTCAATGTACAGATTCTGTGATACGTAATTCCTTAATATCTTTGATACATCAACAACTAAAAAGTTATTGCCTGTTGTTGGCTCTGCTTTAATCTTATATCTGTACACTTGTACTGCATTGATGAATATATCAACCAAGTATTTAAACTGTGGTTGTGCATCATTGGTTGATGAACCTGTCCAGATTACGTTGTTGTTAACAGGTACGAAATCAGATGGTGTATTTATTATTGTTATTGCCATTATTCTTCAAATTGATTTGCAATGTCTTGTGCTAATGTTTCTGCAATCTCCTCATTGAGTTGGTCAATTGCCTGTTCTGTTAATACCTCTGATGCAAAGTATGTCGGCTTAGTTCCTTTCTTTGCAATTTTCCGAGCAATCAGAAATGCTAATGATTGGTCTGTGATATCTGGTCTTTTTGGAATCTTAGTTAATACCCAATGCAAGATACCCTCTCTCTCATTTGTATATGGCGGATATTTACCCGGCTTTCTGCCCTCATCAACATAGTACCAATAGTCAACTGCTGAAATCAATCCAGAGATGATACCACCTTTCTCATCAACTGAATCATTAAAGTTTTGACCTAATGATTGTCTTAACGTGCCACTATTATTGCTCCTATCAGCATCAAGATTCTTCTGCATCATTCTAATGCTTTTGTTAATCCACATTTGGAGAGCATTAGTTGTTAACGGATATTTATCTTGTTGTGCCAATTATCTTCTTGCTTTCATTTCGTTCATCTGCCTAATCTTCTCAATGTGTTCCTCTTTATCTTTGTAATACAACAACAGATTTAAGAACTCAAGCAACTTCATCTCATAATAGAATTGCCATGTTTCTGGTCTGCTATTGCTCATATTATCTAATGTCACATACCATCCCCATTGCTCAAGTCCTTTGCCACTTCCTGTAATATTGCCTCTGCTTTTGTTAGTTGGTTGTTGCCATAATCGGTCATACTTTTTGTTAATTCTGCCCAAAGATTCCAAAAAAAAAGAGCAATTGGATATGCATATCTGATGCTCATCTTTGTTCTAATTGCCTCGCTGACCTCTGCAAATAACTCACCGTTATACTTTCCTTTCTTCCAACCAAATGCTTTCTTCTCATCTCTAATAACGACGCACGTTAGTATCTTGTGCAAGTTCTGTATGATCAAGAAATCAGAGTTGTTGCACTCCTTTAAGAAATGCATCAAATCCATATACTGACCGCCTGTCATTTTGTGGATATCCGTTTCAATATGATAACGCACTCCATCAATCTTGAATGTATCTGGCATCTCTTTTAGCTTATCAAACTCATTCAAGAAACTCAAATGCTTATTCAACCGCTTGTAATCCTCAATGCTTATTTTCTTGATATCATCCAATGGCTGCCCAGACAACACCGATAGCAATGCAGGTACACGTTCTATCAATGTTGCATCAGATGATAGCACCGGGTACAACTCCGCAAAGTTTCCAACCGTTACTGCATCCCAATCCTTTGGTATTTTAATGTTCATGTGTTATAATATAATTTATTTACAAGTTGTCACGCATAAAAAAAGGAGCAGCAGAATCAACTGCATACCCCTCTTTCAAAACTAAAACAAAACAAACCTCTTAACCAAAGGTTGATACTACAAAGATAATCAATTATCTTACTTTGTAAACACCCTTGTTGTTTAATGCCAACTCATTTAGAGCAACATATCTGACTGCATCCAGACAATGATTGAACATATCAACCGGCTTACCTGTTGGTCTGTCATTTTTGTCCATTGCCCACTTGTAATTCTTGAACTCCTTAATCAAGTTGTGAGAATCCTCTGTGACAAATATTTGAAACCGTTTCAAGATATCAATACCGTTGTTGATACTGTCCTTTCCTTTCTTTGCAGGAAAGATATTCATACCCATTCTGTACATCTCCTCAATTGATTTCGGCTCTGCTGAATCAAAAATGAATTTATCTCTGATGTCTATACCTTTGCTTTTAATTTCTTGTACAATATCTCTATTCGTGCAGCCAACCCTGTAAAGCACTTCTCTAAGATATAGCTGATTCCCTTTACGCCATACCCCGATAATAGTTGTAGGATCAACAGAATAACCATAATCACCACCAAAGGCAACAAAATCACACCCACTATTGATGCTACTACATAACTCATAATTTTCATATACTCTCCCTTTTATAACACCGTACTCACCAAGACCATAAATCTGCCAGAATGCTTTGTCAGTTTTCTCTAACAATTCAATCTCTTGAACTAATGATTGTGGCAAGTATGTGTTGTGTTTATAATTAGAAACTATGACGTTGACATCACGTTCCTGTTGCTTTCTTTTCTGTTCTAATTCAGTATTAATCCACACATCTTCATCATCCGGATTGAAATCCAAATAAATCTTATTCTCTGTTCTAATCAATAACTGAAAAAACTCCTTTCTGTAATTCAACTCATTCGCCTCATTGCAGTAAAGTATATTCTGCTTTGAGCCTCGCAGCTTCTGCTCATCATCTGCACCAATGAACTGCACAACCCTCTTATCAAATGAGTATGTCTTTTTAGTCTTGTTATGATCAACTTGATTGTAGTAATCATTGTTGTTTAATATCTCCTCAAAATCCTTTACAACCGTATTATCTAATGTTGTTCTGTACTTTCTAACTGTACTCCAAGTACCAACATGACAAAATTGATTGTCACCATAACACCCGGTCATTAACCACAATGCAGATAGTTGAGCAATTGAATAGGTTTTGCTTGATCTTGTGCCACCACGATTAATTACAATCTTTTCAGTTGCATCATAGTTCTTCTCAAATACAGGAGTTACATCCATCAATCTCTATTACGTTTGACGTTGATTGTTATCTCTTGCCTCTGCTCAATTTTCTCTGGCTCATTCATACCGAGCATCTTTGCAAGAGAATCCAAAGCACCTTTGGCATCACTACCTTTTAACAATCCAGAATTAGCCATTGCATAAATCTTCTCTTTGTCGTTCTTGGTCAACTTGTCTTGGTGCATTAATCTCTTAATCTCCTCAAATGTTTCAACCATTCCAATGTATTTCTTGACAATCCAATCTCTGTCTATCTGATGTTTTTGAGCAGTCTGTTGCTTTAATTCATTGATAGTTATGCTTATGTTATCCTTTTTAACCAACTGACTTGCTTTGACTTTTATCCATTCACCATTCTTATCAGTCACATCATACGCTTGTCTGTATGCCTCTGATTGATTGCCTAATTCAACAACCAACTCTGCGAACTTTCTTTCCTTTATCGTTAGTTCTCTGCTCATTCAATTTAACATATAATCGTTGCCATCTTCAATATAAAAGAAAGAAACGAAATCCAATACGACCTCAAAAAAATCAAGGTGTGCGTTGACACATTGCTTGTATACATTGTCAAACGACTGTGGCGTTTCTTCATCTCCTAATCCATTAATCTCGTCAATATAGACGTATGACTTCGTCTTGTGGTAAGCATATAACATCCCATCAGCACCAACCAACACCCCATTATTATTGCTGAATTTCCATACGTCATCTTCTCTTTCTGCTCTTTCACTCATTTCGCTGCTCATTTCTTTTTTGCTCCTCTGCTTTTGTATGATTCCTTTGTTGTGAAATACCAATTGCAGATCCTTTGCATTGCTCTTGAAACACATACATTGCACCCTCTATCTAATTGATTCCCGGAATGCTTTTGATACAGATCAAACAACTCATTAATTTCTTTCTCCTTACCTCTGGTCATGCTCTTTGTCCTTTGATACATAAAAAGGATATCATCATATTGTTTTAATTGTTGGTAGTAAGTCATAGCTTAAACAGTTTTAAATGCCTCTCAATGCCCTCTGTGAGTATTGGTACGCACCCTATGTATAATATAAAATTTTGATTTAATGTCAATGTATAGGCAACCGCCAACCAGATTGACAAGCAAGTTGCACATGATAATGGCTTGTATGATAATGCAGTCAATAGGATTGCACCAATATAATACAGATACTTGTGTGCAGTTACTTTCTTGATGAATGATGGCAGATAGTCAGCTATCAGAAACGGAATAGTAGAACAGAATATCAATGCTTTTAAGACTTCCATAATTCTCTAAAATTATCTGGCATTAGTTTCTTAACTCGTTTCAATCTATTGTGCAACCATCCATAACTGAATGAACCTGCACCACTCTGTTTTAACTCCTCGTACATTTCTTTAAAATTATACTGCACTCCAAAATATGCTTTCATCAATCCAATGTCAATAGCATCAAAATTATGATTCTGTTCCATGTAGTTGATCACTCGTCTTTGTTCAATGTATTCATCCCGGTTATAAGTCTGCTGAATGTCATTAGTAAAGTGATACAACTCAATGAAATCTTTGTAGTCTATTGAATGTGGGCAATTGTTTCTGTGTTTCAATCTCTGATAATTGTATTTAGAATAACCACTATTGTAATTAATCAACATAATCTTTGCACAATAATCAATCAGCTTTCCCTCTTTATTTATCAGCATCAATTGCTCTTTGTCCTTTTCAAGTATTTGTATTATTACCTCTTGCAATAATTCATCTTGCTCATCCTTTCTCCGGGTTATCTTCTTGCTCAAATCCATTAAGAAAGAGTACACATCTTTTATTGCAGATTCATAACTCAATGTTATCCTCTAATCTTTTGCACCGTTGTTTCAAATTCCTTATCTCCATTTTGCCCTCTGCCCATTTATGCCTGTATTCTGATGCAACTGAATAATGCTTTGATGATTGCTTTTGTAATTCAGATATCAACAG